CATCATCATAAATTGCGTCTCTCTTTTTTAGCTCTCTTTTTCTGAATTGTTTCAGGAACCATTTCCAAATAAGTTTTAAAGGATTTTTCATATAGTAAAGTTTTATAGTTTAACAGTCAACGAATTTATCGTCTGGATTGAATTCTCTTTTGTATTCTTCAACAGGAAGAGTACTAGTTTCTAGTGACTTTAAATAATCTGCAATTGCTTCAAATGCTTTTTGTGCATCTTTTGCAAATCTTTGTGATAATGAGTCAGCTTCAAATTTTTCAGCGCTTTTTCGAGCCGATATAGAAAGTCTAGAAGCGTCAGCTACCTGAAGAACTCCTTCAGGGAATAATTGAGCAGATAAGCGAGGGATTCCCCAAGACAAACCTTTATATACTAATGCTTCTTTTACTAAATTATAAAGCTTTTTATCGTAGGTATTATCGTTATCTTTTAATTTTTGTTTTAATGACTCATATACTGGTTCAGTAAGTAATGGTATTATTTCATCGCGTTCTGCTTTTTTTATTCCTGGCAATAACTTTATGTACAATAATCTTGAGCCTTCAATATTGAAGTAATCATCAATTTCTGATGCAGTTCTTACTAAATGGTTATAAGTATCTTTGTAAGATTGAGAAGTTTTCCATCCAGAAACATTTCCATCCATATACTTGATGAGCTTATCCAATAGTAAATAATAGTCTCGCTCCATTTTTCTGTCTGAATTGACTATTTGCCATTCCCATGCTAACTTTTGTTTGTCATTAATTTGGTTGACTCTTCCGTTGCTTGAATGTGAAAGGTCATTATCTTTTGCATAGTTTCTGTATCCATCAAGTAGTATAACAGTTTGAACTCTTCTTAAAAATTCAGCATCGCCTTCAGAAGCAGATGATGCTTCGTAAATTCCAATAAGTACATTGTATAAATTTGTTCCAATTATTTCTATGACATTATCAGTTGCAGGGTACAATTTAGGTTTAAGATTTTCAAACTTAATGTCTCCATCTGTAAAACCTAATAATTGTTTTATTTCGGCAGAACCTTGTCCGCCTTTATCAAAAAGTAGTTTCATAGTTATTGTTTTACTAACCTTTCGTTAGGATTAATATTAGATTGAGTTTGTGCCTGAGTTCTATGAAAACCAATCTTCAAATTTTTATTAGGAAAATTTGCTTTCAATGTATCGTTAAGCGTTTTACATATAACTTCTTCAGGTTTATAGACGCTTGAGTTAACGAAGTTTTGATAAGCATACACTTGCTCAGAACCTCCATTTACCTTTCCTGCTTCACCTATATTGGATAAACCAACGTTCATGCCTATATTAGCAGATAGTGACCTATCGGCTCTCTCTGAAATTTTAATTTGTGCTGCAACAAAATCTTTAATATTTTGAGGAATAGGAGTAATTTTCCAACCATGTTCAATGATATTAGTATGTTGTACTTCTATCTTTTTTCTAGTATGCCAAACTTTACCTGTGTTTTCATCACTTGCTAGTACATCTAATAAATCTTTCATGAAGTTTTGTCTGAACTTAACAATCTCATTTGGTTTATATTGTCTTCCTGATAATCTAGCATTTTCTTTTAACTTTTCTTCTTCGTCATCCCAAAACTGTTGTGGACTCTCAACGTGATACTTAACATTGATTGAGTTTTTTGACAAGGCTTTAAAGATTAATGGTGTTGCTGTTGAACGACGCAACCACTCAAGAGAACCAAACAATGGTGGAGTAGAGTAATAGTCATCACCAAAGGTGTATTGATTAGCGTACTGAATCGATGTTGGATAAGCAAATGGATCATTTGAAACAAATATAGGATATACTCTCAAGTTAGTAAATGACTTTATATTATCAAATCTAAAGTTATCAGTAACAGCAATATGTGTTGGTATTAAGTCTTTAGAACTAACATGACAACACAAACGCGCCTTATTCATAGATACGTGTTCAAGTTTGCTTATCTTATCACTTCCATTTACCCTGTTAGCTTTAGTCTTGATTACTTTGGAAAATTGACCTTTCATATGTGCGTAATCAAAAGCACACTTCTCCAGATACTTCTTATAATCCCACATATCTAACCATAATTGAACATCAGCATCTTTTACCCAGTTCCTGATTATCTGTCCTTCATCAATATCTTCTGTGTATAAGAATGGACCATTTCCCATAATCATAAACACTTGCTTCTCGATTATACCAGGAGCTGTTGAGTTTTCTTGCACTGCATTCTTGATAATCTTTGGCAAGTCATCACTTGTACCATAAGGAAATATAAGCCAATCTTCAACTCTAAAGTAATTCTCTTGATAATCAAGTGATTGTTTACCTAGCTTAAATGAATCTAAATCTCGAGGATTGCTTATCGTTTCAAAGACAAAGCCAGTCTTTTCATTGGTTAGTATACCGGAACGGTCATAAATTTCAATCATGGTATTATTCTTTTGTTATTAAATGTCATCATTAATGGTAAATAGAACTGTCTTTGCTTATCTGATGTATCGTTATAATCGGTGTAAGCTATGAGAAGTCCTGCTTTTTTTGATTGGTCATCCCTGTAACCTTTTCTCAGTAAGGCACGCTCAACTACTTTCAATCCATCTGTCTTATTTAAGTCTTCAGAATAACTAATGTAACTAAATGAGAAAGGTATGTTTATCCTTGTGTAGGCTCTCATTTGCTTGATAGCTTCTCTTAGCTTGATTGTTTCTAGTTCTTTTGACATAGTGCAAGTTTATAACATTGCACAAATTATAATTGGACACAAACAACACCAATAAATACGGGCTATTGGTGTTATTTGAGTAGTCTAATGGTGGGCGGTGCGCTCATATTTCTATTAAAAGCGCACAATTGCACGTACAAACCGAATTATGAGCGTGGCGGGGTTTGGAAAGACACAAAAAACAATTCATTCAAACCTTTTAGGGTTGAATTCTTGTTTTATGGTGCTTTTACTTTTTTTTATTTTTTTTTTGCGCTAAAAAGCTTCTATTTTAATTTCAATTTTTACTTATTTAGATTAATTCTAATTTTATGATTTTTAACTATAATTTGTAAAATTTCACATCATTTTATTTGTCAATTTGATAGTTTTTTGTATCTTTAAGTATTGATAATCAAATAAATACATTTTTTATGAACCAAAAAGCACAGACAAAAGAAGAGGTTAAAGACCTTAAAAAAGTAGAAGTTTTAAAAGTTGTGGAAAACTTAAAACCTACCGAAGAAGTAGTAAAAACGCCTAAAGCGGACGATAAAACTACAACCCAAGAAACCGACATAGTAAATATGTTGAATCCAAGTTCAGAAACAAGGTTAAAACGTTTGGAACAATTCCAAGTTTTAGCGGACAAATTCAAAGCGCTTAAAGCAATGGAAGACAATTTGACAAAGTTTATTTTGTCAAGTGATGGAACAAAGGAAAAAATCGAGTTATCTAATAATAGCGGTTTTAAATTCGTTGTTTCCAACACTCAAACCATTGAAAAGGTTTTGAATTTAATTCAAATCGAGTTAGATATTTTTATCAAAAAAGCTGATGAAGAAGTGAAAGCTTTCATTATCTAACAGAAACAACAAAGCCGGAGCGGTGGAACGCTTCGGCTTCTATTGATAATCAAATTTTTATACGCCATGCACAAAAACTCAATCGAGAGCAAAGCTAATGCTTTCAAATTATCTACGCAAGTAAAATCTATACTTCACGAAAAAGGTTTTTCTAAAGTTTTTAATTACGCAGATTATAAATACTTCAAAGCGCAATGTAATAACGCTTTTCACAAAGCTCAAGCAATTGCGGAAAAATTCATCGAGGATAACAATCAATTAAATTCTGATTTTGATGAATACGTATTTTAAAATCCGAACCTTAAAAATAACATCCTTATTTACAAAGCCGAAATGGAGCAAACCAAAGTTAAAGCCTAAACTAATAATTCAAGGCGACTGGATGCAAAAAGCAGGTTTTGAAATAGGTGAGAAAGTCACAATTTCAGTTTCACAAAATTTATTAATTATTCAAAAATTAGACAATGAACACAAATAGCATATATTTTAACAGACCATTACAAAACGATAACATTTTTGTAAAAAACGCCATTTTACCTATAAGCCAAATTACAAATTATCCAAGCCGTAAAGGTTTGGATAAGGTAATAATTTCAGAAAACACAATAGTTAACTTTGTTTCAAATTCTTACGGACATTTACCAAACGAGCAATTTTTTTATAAGGTTGAAGAAATGCTTACTTTATCTGATATAAAATACACCACACGCAGTATTAACAGAGATAACAGAAGTTTTGCAGTAGATTATATTTTAAATGATGACAGATATTGTGTTAATGTAAAGAACGGAACCGACAAAATTAGACCGATGTTGCGTTTTACTAATTCCTACGACGGAAGTTGTAAAACATCGGGCAAGTTCGGTTTTTTTCGTGAGGTTTGCAGTAATGGACTACACACCGCAAAAACTGACATAGGTTTTTCTTTGAGACATAAAGGCAATATTAACGAGTTAGTTTTACCAGCTATCTACACCACAATAGAAAAGTTTTTAGAAAATGAATTCTATGAGATTAGAAAAAAGTTTGAAGTAATGGCTGACTTTAAAGTAGTAGAACCCGAAGAAATTGTAAAACGTATCGCAGACGAAACCAAACTTTTTAAGTTTGAGAGCTCCGATAAGAACCCATTGCCAAGCCTTAACGCTAGGACTGTTTTAGAGACAATCGAAAGAGAAACTAAAATTTTCAAAGAGGACGCTAATTTATGGAACGTATATAACGCTTTTAACGAGATATTACACACCAAACTAAAGAAAACCTTTGACCAACAAGAGAAACTCGATAAAAACCTATTCAACGCAGTCTTAGAGTATGCAAATTAAACAAAAAGCCACTTTTATAGTGGCTTTTTCATTTCAAAAAAAATTCCGCCCGATTGGGCGGAGTTTTGTGTCTTTTTTCTTCTTTTTGTGAAAATACTAACGTATTTTTTTTATGGTTCCTCCTTTTTAAAGCTGATGTAAAATGTATGTAAAGCCTCATCACTCATTTCATATATTCTTGATTTTATCCAACCACCACCATACTCTCTAAAATCATAATAGTCTTCCATAAACAAACCACTATCTCTATAACATAAATCAGGAACAGAGCCAAAAATCATTCTTAATAAATCTTCTCTTTTTAATTTAACAATCATCACACCAAATTTTTTAAGTTTTTCTCTTCTACAATTTCCATCAAAGCAGCTGCAAAAATTGTTTTCTTTTCAAGCGTATCGGCGAGAGTAGTAGTGTCTTGAATAGTCTTCATTGCTTCAAAATGATTTTGATTTTTTGAAGTCATTGTATGCTGAATTGTTTTAATATAAGTTGTAACAACTTCATCATACTTGTTACCCAGCAACTCTTTTGCAGTTTCACGACATTGATCTAAAACTACAAGGTTTTGGAAAGGTTTACTCATTTTTAACCATTTTTGATGAAACAATCTTACCTAAATTCAAATCAAAATCAACTTTATGAACCCATTGTTCATGTGATTTATTCATATCTTCTTTAGTAATAATAGTTGTACTAACTATATTTCCATCATAGTCTAAAATTTGCATTGTAGCTTTATCAAATTGATTAAGTTTTTCTAAATATTCATTTACATCCATGACGTTGGTTTTTGATTATCAATACACAAATATACGAAAATTATCTTCAGATAACTTCAGGTGACATATCTACATAATCACGTTTTTTTCTTCCTGAAGCTTCAACCCACGAAACTCTGAAGAAAAAGTATTTCATTGCATCTGGTATATTTGTTGATTCTCTTGGTAACCTACTTGGATGCAATTTTTCCGAAGTTTTATTTTTACCTATAAATGGTCTACCAGTACGTTTTTCTTTTTGAATAACCGTTTTAGTTTTACCCATTGCACTACGCAAATTAGGACAACCAAATTTGCAAATTCTCAATTTGGGTAAGTCTGGATTTTCTTCTGACATTATATTTTTCATTAACTGATATTCCTGGTAATGAAAAATAGTACTCTGACCTTTGTTCATCATTTCAACCTGCCATCCTGTTGGAGTTCCATCGACATAAAACTTTAGATAATTTGCTAACTCGGTAGCAAAATCTTTTCCAACCGCTTCATAGGCATTTCCTGAACGGTCATAGTATAAATTTATTTTCTTTTCTGGATGATCTTTATAGAATTCCAGAAATTGATTTGCTAACTCTCTCAAGTGATGCGGAGGTAGTGTATAAAATTCTTTGAATAAAAAAACGAATTCTCCTGCTTGCTGTCCGGAAACCATTGAGCACATATTACCAAAATCGACACCAATATCTATTGGTTTATTTTTCTGTAGATATCTTTGAGCTAAACTACTTTCTACAATGTTTTCATCACCAATTTTATATTTTTCCTCGTAAAATTCCGTCATAATACCATCATCATAAAAATGGTGGTCGGCCATGTTGATATAGAAACGCTCTCCTTTCTTTGCTTTTGCTGGAAATGAACCCACTGCTGTTTTAAATTCTTCAGCTCCTAAATGCATTAAAGAATCTTTAAACCATTCTGGAGACAAAAAGTCAACATTAACGTAAGACGAAACAACTTTAAAAAAAGTACTTTCTTTCCTTACTTTTCTCCAACGCTTTTCCCATCTAAGGAGTTGTTTTTGTAACTGAATAACTTTTTGAGCATTGCCTGCTTTTTCTTCATTCATTTTTTCAATTTGAATTTCATTCATTACTAAAGCAGTTTGAAGAGCCAATCTACATTGCTCTTCGTTCATTTCCTTTTCTCTGTCTAATATCCAATCAAATTCACCGTCAGCTACGTTTGGCATATCGGTCGTAAAAGTGGAACCACGATAATACACCGATGCTGCAAACTTTTTATATCCACGCAAAGCAGGAGTTAATTTTTTTATCTTATTAAAATCTAGATATTTCGCTTCATCACCAAACAAATGTTGGTACGAGTTTCCTGCTGCTCCTGATGGTTGGTCCATAGAAACTATATTTACGAAACATCCGTTAAAAATTGATATAGTATGCTTATAACTTTGCGGAGCTTTGTAAGGTTTCGCAAAGTGGGATGGAGGAGGTTGATCAATAACATAATGAATTCCCTCTATCCAACCTTTTCTATTTAAACCCTCTATTAATGCAGGAATGATATTTTTTAAGGCATTTACATAGGTATCGGCTACCCATGCAAAGTATGCTCCTGGCATATCATAACAAACTTCTATAAAACGCTCAGCTTGAATATCTGAAGTTTTAGAAGTTCCACGACCGGCAACTATCCAAAGAAATTTTGGAGCAATAAGTGCAATAGTAATCGCCAACCATGTAGCGAAACGTTTATCTAACCTTTTATCGTTCAGGTTTACGGAGGTCTTCCTGCTCATTTCCGAATAGTTTTATAGGTTCAATAGCCGCGTCTTGTTTCATCAGCATTTTTTCTGCTGGAGTAAAATCTTCTAGTTCGTCGATTTGTTTTGCTAAAAGAGTTCTATTTATCGGAGATTCTCCCAAAAATGAAGAATCCATTGCATAAATTTTGATAGGTTTATCAAATAACTCTTTTGGTAGTTCTGGAGGATCTACCGTTTCCAAATCTCTCATTTTATAGGCACGTTCACCAACTCTCGAAGCTCTATCGAAGTCTTCAGGAGTTTTAGCTATTAATGTTATAGCTGTAGCTAAATCATCTTGTTTTCTAGCGTAGATATTACGATAAACATTTTTAGGGATTTCGGTATCGGAATAGAAGTAAATTAGCATATCATTATAAAGCTCATTCACTTTATAACGATTAAGTTCAGGACGAGTAACCAATACATGTTTGATAATTGATTCTTTTGTCCCAAAATGATTGATGCGTAAAAACATTTTATGCATCACTTCAAGTATGTTGAGATAGTTTACAAGCTCTTCAGGAGCGTCAGAAACATCGCCAGTTTCCATGAACTCATAAACATCATCTAAACTGATGTCTTCAAATTTAATCTTCTTCATAGAATAGTATTTTTCTTTTTACTTGCTCGACTTCAATTCGATTTACTGCTTTCACATATTCTTGTGCTGCAGTAATATTTCCAGCTTCAGCATTAAGTTTCAATTTATCATTAATTATAAATTGAGTCTGTAACTTTCCACGTGTAATATGAAACTGAATCGCACTATTATTTTGTTTCCTGGCTTTCTCAAATTCAATAAAATCCTTCTCAAGATAAATAGCCATTTGATGATGGTCATAATTCATTGCAGCCAAAGCGGCAATTGTATCTAATTCCTCATCAGAAAGCTTCAACATATTAAATAATACTACTTGTGACATTTTATAAGTATATAGATTCCAATTAAAAATGATACGAACGCTGAAAAAACCGCTAATTGTTTTGTAGAAGTTAAATTTTCAGAAATTATTCCTAGAATAAAACTCATTAAAACCCAAAACCAACCTAAAAAAGTACATCCGCCTTTTGGATTATAGGTATAGTCAATTTTATCCTTTGGAAATTTTGGAGTTTTCATATTACTTCAATTTACCATTTATGAATAACTCTTTTTCAAATTGTTCCTTTTCATTTAACAACTTAGTAATTTTTTTTTGGTTTCTAGCTTTATTAGTTTTAAAGATTAAATCAGATAGAGCATCCCAATCTTCTTCACTTATATGCTTACCTTTTTCTATAGTAATTTTAGTTTGACATTCGTCTTCCCAGAGTGTCTCCCTAACATTAACCATTGATTTATCATTTTGAACTTCGTTCAAATCATCACAAACTTTAACGTATTCTTTTATTTTATTGAAATCTGGTTTCATTCTATTTTAATTTAGCGTTAGTAAATAGTTCAGTTCTAAATTTGTACACTTCTTGAGAATTCAGGAAAATGTATTGCTCATAAAAAGCATTTTCGCTCCAGTTCCCAGAACCTTCAATAACATAGTGATTGAATTCTGTTTTTAAACAACAAATCTTACTATGGTTCCAAGAGTAAACAACTTTTATATTTGGACGACTACTAATCATTGATTTTAATAAATCATAAGTAGTAGGATTTCTTTTTACCAAACCATCTGATATCATCAATGTTATTTGCTCAACTAATCCGGCATCGTGTAATTCAACCAATGATTCAATCACACGAATGTTTATAGAATAGGTAGAAGCAAATAATTCTTTTATTCCTTGCGTTTTTGCAACTAACGGAATAAAAGTAAAGGCATTGAAAGCATTATCAGTTTGTAAAAAAAATATTTCTTCAGGTGCTGGCAATCGTAATAAATCCTCAGAAAGATTTTTGATAGTTTGATAATGTTTATTAAGATACTTTGAAATAAATAATTCAGAAGCGTTGTTTTTCAACGCCTCTGAATCTTCTTTACTTGGTATTTTGAAAAATTTATTTTCTTGCATCTAACTCAGCGTTAACTAAACCTAAATCTAAATTCCATTCTACCACTTTTGCAAGAAACTTTTGCTTAGTTACTTCATCCTTGGCATTTTCAGCTTTGTTTGTGTCTCTTCTGATGTAGTTATCCAAATTAGCTTTCTTTTTAGCTAATTCTTGAGCAGATAAAGCTTTGAATGGATTTTCAACTACTTTCTCATCAGCAAAAATTGGATGCTTACCTAAGATGGTTCCAGTCTCTCTGTAGTGAAGCAATTCATCATAGATTAATTGATCACCAGTGAAGTTTTCAATTGCTTTTTTAGCTAAACCAAAAATCACATCATTTTTGATTTGCTCACAATTTTCAGGCTTTTCACCTTCTAAATATGGCAATACAACACCTTCAAAAAGTTCTTGGTGAGCATCACAAAAAGCATGATAATGGGTAAACTTATCAGTAACCAGAGATTTCAATTTTACTGGACAATCTTCGTTGTTTAAAAATGGAAACTCATCTCTGAATTTAATTTCGGTTTTCACTTCATCTGAAGAAGAAGCAAATAATTCAACCACTTTTTTAACATCTTCAGCATCTACTTTAGAATCTGCTATATTTACATTTTTTAAGAAATTGACTTCCTCCAAAAACTCATCAGGATATTGTACATTTTTTTGCAAATATTCCCTTAACGCATCTCCTAAAGTAGCTTCATTAATTTGAGCATCCAAAACAGCGTGTTTTCTCTCAAATTCTTCTAACGGTTTAGTATCATTCAAATAAGCTTTGAATTCTTCAGAAACCATATTTCTAGTTTCAATATCAGTAAATTCAAATCTAAACTTTAGAATTATTAAAAGTTTTACAGCTAAATCTTTGTCAATTTTTGCCAAACCTTCGATAAACAAATCTAAAAGGGTAGGAGTTTTGGTTGATTGAACAGAGTTAAACTTTCTAATTTCAGAATCTGATATTTTATGAATTTTTTTCAATTCATATTCTACAGTCTGAAGGTTAGTTTCTGAAAATCCGGAACGATTTAGAAAGTTTAAAAGATTTGGTGATACTTGGTCTGATTTTTTCAACAAATCATACAAATCGTTGTATCGTAGATTTTTCTTTGGATGAACCTTTGCTAATGCTTCAAGTACATCATTTTTTTTTGTTTTCATATGGAACGTTTTTAAATTTATACAAATATGCACGTGCAATTTATTTTTTATTGGACACAAAGAAGCCCTAATAAATAGGGCTTCTTTTCAAACTAAACTAAACTATAAACCTAACCTCTGGAGATTTCTTTTAAGTAAGTTACGGCACCTCCATCAAAAACTTCTAAATTAATAAAAGCTCCTTTTGTTGCTTCCCACTCAGTACCATTATCTAGGATAACAGTTACTGGTCCAGAAACACCACCTGATAAAGTTGATGGAGTAGTACCTCCATTACCAACTAAGGTAACTACTTTTTTGTGAACAATAGTGTTAGTTGCCACTGCAATATCTGTAGCAGCATTAGACACAGGAAGCTCAACAACATATCCATTTGCAGGAGCTAACGCTAATGCTTCAGCATCAGGAGCAACATAATTTTCAGCAAATGATAATTCTCCTTCATAGAATTTAGAAACATGTCTGTCTCTTCTTCTTTGTTTGAAAATTAAGGTATGTTTTACACCAGCGTCATCATCCATAAATTCTGGCTCAAGGTATAATGGATTACATGGTAAACCAACAACCTTACGCATATTAGAATTACAATCTACATCGTAAATGATGATGAAAGGCTCTTCAATTGAATTCTGAACAAATTCATTGATTTCTAATTCATCACCAGGATGAGAACCTTCGTATTGTTTCATGAAACCTCCAGCATCTGGATCACCTTCATATTTGTGAGATGCTTTTTGCGTAGAATCTGTCATGTAGATTCTTTGCATTCTTGCACCAGCTTTCAAAACAATATTTCCAACTAATTTAACACCGTTTTCATTGGCATTAGGAAACATTTCCTTAACCAAATCATTTACATAAACCAATGTTGCATTAGCTTCTTTTCCTTTTGGCGAACCTGCTCCTGGAGCAGGTTTCGCAACTGATAATCTTAAGTTACTCATTTTCTTATTAAAAATTAAGCGTTAGTTGATACTTTGTACCAAACATTACCAACTTTTACAAGCTCGATGTATTTAGCATTAGAATCAAGAACTACATCCGTACCTACACTTACATTTCCAGCAACATCTTCAACTGTTAATGCAGCGCCAGTTTTACCATAGATTTTGATAGTTTTACCTTCAAATCCGTTTTCAATTTCAGCTAATGTAGCAGCAGAAGCACCATCATATTTGAAAGTATTTGCTATAGCTGAATTAATTGTGTCTTCAATAAACAATAAAGTTTCTGTTGGAGCTGCAACCGGAGTTATAGTTCTAGAAATTTCATATAGTTTGTTATCAGAACCAACTCTCAAAACAAGAGTTCCTCCAGATGCTATTGGCCAGTTTGCATTACTTGCTAAAACAATTTTATCAGCATTATGCACTACATTTTTAGCAGCAGCTAAACCTGTATTACCTTTAATTTTCAAAATTTGACCAGGTTTCAAATCTTCAACTGTAGTGATGTTTGTTTTCCATCCAGCATCTATATGAAGATTTTTGTAAGTCATTTTGACAATTCCGCTTTCATCATCATAAACTGGGATAAAAATATCATCAGTAAAGATTGGAGCGTCATTAGACCAAACCGATTGAACATTGAAAGCTTCAGGACGAGAAGCATCCCATTTCTTACCTACGTGAATAATTCTTACACCTAATTTGTAATCACCCATCAAGTAGATATCTCTTAAAAGAACTTGCAATTTGTAAGCTACTTTTTCTGAAGGGATGTTTTCTAAAATTTCGATGTTATCATCAAAAGTCATGAAATGAAATTGCTTATTAGTGTGATCAACTAAGCTTTCAACTCTAATGTTAGCAAAGTCTTCGAAATGCTCTGGCTTACCTTTGTAGTCCATGTTTGTACCATTGATTTGTTTGTATTTAGCTTTATACCAAGTCCAAACATCTTTATGTAAGTAACAAACTAAATTACTTGATTCTCTAACTTCTTGTGGAAGTCTGTAAAGGAATCCAACGCCACTACCATCGTTTGTGTGGAAGTAATCGTAAACATTAGCTGCTGTAATCTCAATTGTAGTATAAGGACGGTATTTTTGCTCAATATCTCTATGTTTCCATAGTAAGAAAAACAATCCGTTTTGTCTGTTGATAGCTCTACCAGCTTTTGTTGCACTATCTAGAGTAGGAACAAAGATTGCTCTAACTGTAGCGATTCTATCTTCTTGACGAGCTTTTTTCATTAACTCTTCAACTAAGAAACGTACAAATGACATTTTCTCTGGAGAAGAACCTTCTTTGTTAAACATATTCAACCAAGAAGTTTCAATTTTTTGCAAGTCATATCCTGACCATTTTGCGTCAATTTGAATTGGGAATATTTGACCAACTTCCGCATCAATTTCTTGAACGTTTTTAGGTAAGAATGAAAACTTACGCGCTTGAGTTATTTCTCCAGTAGCGATTGCTCCATCTGCAACTTGATCGTCAACTTTTAAACGTTTTGGCCAAAACTCAGGCAATCCATAATTATCTCTATGTAAAGATTTAATCATAGTTGGATTTTCTCTGTAGAAATGGTTTAAGTCTCCGTTTAATTTTTGAACCACAAGCTCATTAGAAAAGTCAGTAGCCGAAGTTTCTAAACCTTCTACTAAAGCTTTGTTCCAAGGTCTATCTGCAATAGAGTCATAGTCTTTTCCTGAGCTAAAAATGTGAGTCGCACTGTGGACAATAGCTTTCATATTATCTCTGATTATAGAAGCTACAGGCGTATCATTTTCGGGATCATTACTGAGCTTCAGAATTTTTTTATCTGTTTCTGCTTTGTAGTTTGATAAAGAAGTTTGTACTGCTTTAATCATACCTAATACATCACCAGGATTATTATCCTTAGATTTGTTTACAATTTCCTCCAATTCTTCTTGAGGAACTTCCATATCCTTCAACATGGTTTCTACACTTGAGCGAATATCATTCGCTTGATTTGCTTCAGCTAAATCTTTTTCAAAAGCCTCTATGGCTTTATTAAAAGTTTCTTCAGTCAAAGCTGTTTTTAATTTGGCAGCAGCGTCTTCAGGAAACTCTACCTTACCGTCTTTAATTGGCGGTTCTTTTAAACCTGCGAAAACCAACATCGACGTCATCATTGCGATAAGCTTGGTGTTTTTTAACATAACATTCTTGTTTTTAAATTATTAAATAGATTAAATTAAACTCTTATTTACTGCGTAGCTAAGTGCTAATTCCTTAGCTTTTTGAATCGCCATTCTTTTGTCTCCGATACTATCTACCAGTCCAAGTTCTAAAGCTTTTTCAGCAAAGAATACAGCACCATTTAAAACTCCTATAGATTTATCTTCTACAAGGTTTGGTCTATTTTCTCTAACTGAAGCTTGAAACTTTTTAGCTAAAGGTGAAAGTGAATTTTTAATTAAACCTTCATATTGTCCTTTGCGAGCTTCTGCAAAATCCTTGTTTTTGAAATTACTTTCCGGAGGATATATTTCATGGATTTTAATTCCTGCATCTTCTAGCATTTTAGTGTTATCTCGAAATGAAGCAACAACACCAATAGAACCAACGCGAGAAGATATATTTCCATCCATCATGATATAATCACAACATTCAACTGCCGCCCAATATCCTAATGAAAGAGCATCTTTTACTAATCCTACAATTGGCTTAGTTTTATATTTTGCAAATTCTCTAAACATGTCAATTGCTTTTACACTTCCTCCAGGAGTATCAAAATCCATTATGGTAGCATCAACATTATTATAAGATTGCGCTTGATATAATTGTCTTATAATTTCATCAGCTCCAACAGCGCACCAATCAGAATAAGCAACTATTTCACCACGCATAGAAACTAAAGCGATTGAGTTTTCAGGTATTGTTGGAACTTCACCTTTGTTTCCTCTTATCACCATTCCGTTAGCGTCAAGAATTTCTAAAGCTTTAACTTCATCATCTTTTATGCCTTGAAAATCAATTGCACTACGATTACGTAATGCTTCAACAATATGGTAGTATGATTCTACATTATGTAGTAACCATTCTCCATGGAGTAATTCGGTTACAAATGGATTTATTTTCATTTTTTTGCTTTTTCAATTTTTAATACTTGACTTTGGCCACATTGATCAAATGTTTTAGCGGTAAATTCTTTTTTGCCTAGAAACCTTGTTTTTATTCCAAGAAAAGACCATTCTCTTCTTTGCCAATAAGCCACAGCATCTGATTTATTATTGAATGACTTTTCAGTAATTTCTAACCTTAAAGAATCATTTTGATACACTAAATTTCCTTTCACAGTCATACATTTTGTAGTGTCTTGAAATGGAACTGATTTTGGTATTTTACTAATTATCGCATTGGATAATTCTGTAAAATCAAACTCTTTTTTATCGGTGTCTTTATATTTATAAAGCGTCGATACAATACTTTCAATACGATTTGTTTTGATATTTGCTTCTTGTAATTTTTGCTTTAAATCTTGATTTTGGTAATTCAAGTATTCTTGAATTTCATCTTTATTTAAAGTTTGTGAAGTAAATCTCAAACTATCTGATTTTCTTAGTTGTGTAGCGTTTTCAGAAATGCGAGCATTTTCTTTAACCTGGTACTGATAATCTTTGATAAACCAGATACACAATCCAACTAGTATTGCAAATCCTAAAGCTTTGATATTGTTAATTGTTATCATTTAGTCAAGCAGATTAAAAATTTATCGTGATGCCCTTTGATTAATTGAGCTTTGTCAGTTCCATTAATTATTCTTCTAGCTCCAATAGGATCATTTGTTACTTCGTTGAAATATTGTTCTAAAGATCTTCCGGTGAAATCACCAAACGAAGAAGCTCCACGAAGCATTCCTTCGAACATTATTTTAATTGAATTCTCCATTACTAATGCTAGTTCTGGATTCTTTAATAGGTCAACTCCAATAAGTCTACCCATTAACTCATAATTCTCATACCAAGTCAATTGAACATGACCGCGCCCAAAGTAAATTTTGTTTGGAAAAACATAGGAAACACCAGAGTGCTTAATTTTCTTTCCGTAACGCTTTTCTCTTCCTTTACCAAATTCCTCTATTGGCTGCATTGTTTCTGCAGTTTCGTGCCATGCAGTTGCTAATATGTAAGCAAGCCATCTTAAATCAGATAGCTTTAATCTTTCCCATTCATTAAAAATTGCTTCAATTCCATCAACTTGAAGTTGAGAAAGCTTTCCGAATTGTTTTCGAAAGTTTTTATAGAATTGAGGTCTATTAATTTTTACCATCTGTTAAATCTTTTACAGTTAGATTTTCGTTAAATGATTTTATTCTATTAATCCATCCAGTAGGAGGAAAAGCTCCATTTGTAATAATTGCCATATTCATCCAACAACTACCAGCAGGATACATGAAAATAGATAGTCTTAAAATTGTTAAAAGCGAGTTTGAAACTAAATTATCATTACCTAAAAAGTGAGGTAATGCTTCAGCTAAAAAAGAACCAGCCACGACCATTCCTATTTTAACTAGTAACCCTATGCCATTGAGTTTCCAAGAAAATGTTTTTAATTTAATGTGCTTTGCTACACCAGATAACCAATCAAAAATTATAGCTCCACAGAAGAAGAAAATAGTCACTTGATTAGTAATATACCAATCAGTTAATTTTTGAATTATAATTGCAAAAGGAGAAAGAGTAGTTCCTACAAGAAAAGAAGCTTTAATTTTAGCATACCAAACTCCAGTGTGAATTATAGATAATTGTTTCGCTAGAAAGGACAAAAAGGTTTGTAACATTGCTTTACTATTTTAAAGCACAAACCTATTACTCAAAAAAATTATTTATTGGACACACTTTTGTTTCTTAGAGTACGCGGTGTCTGGTTTTGTATTCTAGAAAGTTTATGTTCTTTTCCTCTGGATAGAACCTTGAGCATTGAAGCTAATTCAAAACCATACTCATCCATTTCATATTCTTGCATAAAGTCTGCAACAACATCTTTTAATTTAAGAGTTTTATCGGCTTTCATCATTCCACGAGAGTGAAATTGAAACGCCATTCTAAACTGGTCCTCCAAAATATCATTGATATTTTCTTTAACGCAGTCTGGAACCATTAGAAAAGTATCTTCATAATTTTCTAACTTGTACATTTTTGCAGTAATTCCGTCAACATTGAAACCAATGTAAACGTAAAATTTTGAATTAGGTTTAACAGGATAATCTACTTTTTTTAAGGTAGTTATAATCGTAAATCCAAATGTTGAGCGAGTGTCAACTTTGCATACTTTTACTTTTTCCTTTAGATACTGATATTCAACTCCTTCAAATTCTTTGTAAAGGAATGGAATTAAATGCGGTCTAAGTTCTAAAGGCACTATATTCATTTAAGCTGGTATATCAAAGAAGGTTTATCTGTATTGTAATTCTTTTTAATCTTGTGCAGCAGTACATTTATAAAGGTTAGCCGCATTAGTAGATATCGAATTAATATTTTATTAAATGGATAATTTAAACATATCATGATATCTATAAATTCTTTATCTACCCAGGAACCAACATAACCCATCGAGTTCCGCCAGTCGTGAATGAATGATGCGAGCTCGAAAAGACTATTTGAAAATCTTTCTTTTACAAAGGTTGCGCCGTCATAGCTCCATTCACCTCGCTCAAAACTTTGCCACGCTTCTAAATACAATGTTCGGATTGGATGTTTATAATCCAATCCAACCATTTCTGATTTCATAAGGACATCGCCAACACTAAGTTGGATAGGAGTGAAGTCTTTATAAAATCTGTTTTTTATCATACTAATTCGTCAATGATTCCTTGTAAAACTGTTGTAGTAACTCCTGGCGTTAATGTTGGAATAACTTGATTTAATGTTACTCTAACAATGTAAACTCCGTTATCATCTTGATATGGATGAGTTTCCGCCATTTCAATTAAAGTATTTTTTAATGTATCACCGTCGGCCATAATGTAATCGTTGATTTCTTTAGCAAAAAATGTATACAAGAAATTGAATAGTTGAGGCTGTTGACTTTTGAAATATTCAAAAATGAATTCACGCTGTTGTTTCAAAAACAATTGCTTATCATCTGGAGATAACTCATAGAAGTTTTCCCATTGCATTGCAACGCTTTCATCAATATTGAATAATTTGGTAACTCGACGAAATCCATCAGGATAGCCATCAGGTTGAAACCAATATTTTTTCTCTGAAGACCAAATTAAAACGCCATCTTTTCTATATCGCTTTTCACCTTTCAATCCTTTATCTGCTAATGTAGAATCGCGCTTAATTCCTTCTAGATTATCTAAACCTAAAAGTTTATAGTTCATACCTTGTAATTCTGGGTATTTAACTTCAATAGCTAATTTAGAACCATTGATTTGTACAATTTCTTCAGGAGTTTCGGATTCAACCCAATCTGTTCCGTTCCAAAATTCTTTTATTAACCCACCATTATAAGGAACATTAGTCCAATTGTTATGCGTTGGTTGAGTTCCTATAACTCCACCGCAACGACCTTCTTCTGTTATTAGTGTAAACATATTATTGAATTATAAAAGTAATTTCAAATGATATACTTAAGGTTCCTGTATTGCTCCAATTTGTGGAAAAACTACCATCTCTAAAAAACTGAATAAGATTTGAATTATTTGCAGCAACTAATAATCCAGAGGTAGGACTAGAAACACTATTGTTTGTGTATGTTAATGAATAACTAGGTTGACCTGCTCCAAAATTTGGAGTTGTAAACGGATGCGTTAGCGTTGGTCCGGTTAAAGAATTAGAAACTCCTGTAATTCTTCCTCTTACAGTAGCAGCTTTTCCAGTTCTTCTATATCTTAAGAATGTAATATTTGGAGTAACAAAACCAGTAATTATTGAAGTGCCACTAAAATCTGTCCAATCTTCGGTATCAGTAACCACACAAGTTTTCCAAGCACCACTATTGTAAATTCTTTTTACAATAACCCCCATTCCATAAACAACTCCACCAATAGTAACAGAACCATTTACGATAGTTGCTGTATAATTAGTTCCGTTTGATGGTGATGCTACATCAGTAATAGTACAAGTTGCATTTACTATTAAGTTATCGTTATTTACAGCAGTATGATTAGCTGAAATTAGTTTTGCATTTTCTTGTTTTGCTTCTAATCCAACTTTAACAGCATTTGGAGTTATTCCTCCATCCGTTTCAGTTCCAATAGCATTGTATAATTTTGCTATTCCTGATATCAAATTTGTGGCACTTGGAACTGTAGCTCCAAAAACATCAAAAACAATATTTGAAGTTCCAATAACCGGATTAACTGTTTGCTGTCTAAAAGTCTCATTTGCATGAGTACCTTCAGCTATTGAAATAGTTGCATTATTTAATTCTGCTGTAGTGTTAGCATCATTAGTTCTATAGAATCTATAAAAACCAGACAATCCTGTATTTACTCTATAAATTCCATTGAATATTTGATTTGCTTGTGAAGGTAACACTACTCTGTCATCATTAACTAGAGTAACGCCTTGAAAATCTTGAACTGCAATTGTTGGAATAACTCCATTCATTGGAATAGGAGTATCAAGATATAATCTTGCTCCTGGAGTTTTCCAAGATATTCCTTCCTGTACAGCTTGTAAATCTGCCGATGTAAGTACTTGACTTAATCTAACGTAAGGATCTGATGCAAGATTTTGAAAAGCATCTAAATCATAATCTGCTGGGTTGAATGTTCCACCGCCACCCATATTTTCATACAGGAATTGTAAAGCTTGAAAGATTTGATTAAAATCTTCAGCTCTTACAAATTTGTCATCACCAAATTGAGCTAGCCAAGCCAATAACTGTGGTGAATTTACTTTAGGAGTATAATTTAACGGAAAAGGATCTGTTACTGACATAATTATAATAAACTTAGTGGAACAATGTTTGGTAATCCGTATGTGTTAGGATTAGGAGTGAATCCTGCTGGAGATATACTCATAGTTTCAACTTCAACCACACATAGTTGACCATCTGAAGAAACTTTTATAATTGGTTTTGCATTTTGAAATACGTCATTTCTGCCGACGATTAAATCTAAACCAGATGTAAACTTGAATTTTAAAAATTTGATTTGATGAATCAATGCAATTCGTTCTGATCTGTTTGCATCATGCTCAGGAAAACGCCAGGTTAATTTTTGCTTGTAAGAAGTTCCAGCTGCTGAAGGAATACTTTCTTCACTAAAAAATATAGAAGAAAGTGAGGCATAAGCTTTTTCGAAGGTTGCATTTTCAAAACGTGTATTGTAAAATGGCTGCCATCCAGTAATGTTTGAAGGAACAGCATCGCCTTCAAACATCAACTCAATACTGCAAGCGTGAACATTACTTAATACTTTATCTAACAAGACCATACCAAAATTTTGAATAGTCAAATATAACAAAAGTATTATTATAATCATAAAAAAATATGATTATAAAAAAAGCCACTATTTAAGTGGCTTGAATGGACATCGTTGTTTTTTCTTTTTTGGAATTAACTGAGCATACTCTCGTTTAATTTTTTCTGCAATAGCTTCACGAATGAACCTTGCAACATTTACATTATAGCTATCAAGCTTGAGTAATGTTTGGTGCTGCACTTCAGTAATTTTTATTACTTTGACTTTGGTATATATTTTAGGCTTTGGCATATATAAGTAATACTTTTATAGGTTCTATACATTAGTTACAAGCAATGTTG